CTACTCAGGAGTACAGTTTAATGTTCCAGTGTTAACAGCAGCCAATTTGTTAGGAGCAGATGGATTTACATTGTATTCAGCGGATAGTTTTGTGGCAACTAGTGGAAATTCCACAATTTCTAATGGCACATTGACTATTCAAAATACATCACTTACTCCATCATTGGTATTAGGTGCTGGTAGTAATAATGAAATTAATGCGTCAACTACCACATTCCAGATCAAGTCAAACACTGCAAATCAAAATTTTGAAGTGGCTACATTAAGCTCAACGGGCCTAACCTCGGCAATTTATATCAGCGCACAGAATAAATTTATGGGTATTTTCAAAGGTACTCCGACAGCCGCATTAGATGTATCAGGTGCAATCAAAGCAACTTCGACTATTACAACAACCGCCGCAATTTCTGCTTCTGCATTAAATGTAACCAGCAGTTATACACCGTCTAGTGCTACCAGCACGGGTGTTGCTGGACAAATTACGTGGGATGTAAATTACGTGTATGTGTGTACAGCCACAAATACATGGCGAAGAGCAGTCTTAAGTACATGGTAATAAGAGCTAAAATAATGATAAATACTCAAGAATAAGGAAACAGGAGCAATGGCATATACAATTAACAAATACAACGGGACGCTACTCGTAACAGTTGCGGACGGTACTGTTGATGCAACTACTGATTTAAAATTAGTGGGCAAAAATTACGCTGGTTATGGCGCAATCCAGAACGAAAATTTTGTCTATCTACTAGAAAATTTTGCAAATTCAACATCTCCTGCTAACCCCTTAACTGGTCAAATCTGGTTTGATAGCTCATCCAGCAAGTTGAAATTCTGGGACGGCGGCAAATTTCGTACTACTGGTGGTGCTGAAATCGGCCCAACAGCGCCAAGCGGCCTAACTACTGGCGATTTTTGGTTTGATACAGTTACCAGCCAGTTATTCGCATGGAACGGTACTACATTTACATTGATTGGCCCGCAGGCTGTTGCTGGTTCTGCTACCACACAGATGTTGAGTACAAGTCTTAAAGACAACTTTGGCACAAGTCATACGGTAATTGAAGCTATTGATAACGGACAAGTTATCTTTATTATTAGTCCAGACAGTGCATTTACATTAGACGGACAAGTTAATCCAATTACAGGATTTACACAAATTCAACAAGGTGTTACACTATGTTATACAAACAATAGTGGTTCACCCGGCGTTACATCCAGCAATCACCGATTCTGGGGAACTGCAACTAATTCAGACCGTTTAGGCGGTCTAAGTGCCAGTAGCTATGTTCAAGCTGGTTCTGCGTCATTTAGCACAGTAGTTAATTTTGCAGACGTGGGTTATACAGTTGGTAATCCCGTTGCACGTTTGCGTGTATTCAACAACAACAGCAGTACCCCTACAATTCAAAATACAAGCAACGATACCATAGTTTTCCAAACTACAGTGTCATCAAGTACTGTTACTCCATTACAATTAGTTGGTGCAAATGTACTTCCTGGAACTACCACAACAGGTAATTTAGGTAATCAAAATTACCAGTGGGCAAGTGTTTGGGCAACTACATTTAACGGTACTGCTACTAATGCCAATAATTTAGTTATCGGCGGCGTAAATTTTGCAGGTAGTGTGTCAACAAGTCCAGGTACAGTTGTAGCTCGTGATGGCAGTGGTAACGTCAATGCCAACACATTTAATGGTGCAAGTACAACCAGCTATTATGCTGACTTGGCAGAAAAATATCTCACTGATGCAGAATATGAAACTGGTACAGTTGTTTCCGTGGGCGGCGAAAAAGAAGTTACCGCAAGTTCGTCTGGCGATCGTGCATTAGGTGCAGTTTCTGCCAATCCGGCACATATGATGAACAGTGAGTTAGTTGGTGGCACGTATATCGCGTTGAAAGGCCGAGTACCAGTTAAGGTTGTTGGCATAGTTAAGAAAGGACAGCGAATGATTGCAGCCGATAACGGATGTGCAACTGCCGCAGAACCACATGCTAATGATGTATTTGCCATTGCTTTGGAGTCTAATGACCATACAGGAATTAAACTTGTTGAGTGCGTGATACTTTAATAGATTTATAAGGGATAAAAAATGGCTGGACAAGGCACACGAATACTTGCTAGTGACTATAATGCAATCCAATCAGTAGTAGCTACTGTGTTGGGCGCCGGCTCGGGTTCACTCGGTTACGGCCAAACAGTTTCTAGCAGTCAAACATCAGTGGGTGCTAAGATCACTGCGTCAATGTGGCAAACACTACGCAACGATTTATTAGCGGCTCGCCAACATCAAACCGGCGCAAATGAAAGCGGCAATTTAACAGCACCGAGCACAGGCATTCTTGTTAGGGAATATGATCGTGCGGCATATTATGCATACTCCCAGCTAATTCAGACAAATGCACTAGCCCAACCCCCAGCCGGACAAGCGTCGTTGGTCACATTGGCTAACGGTACCAGAACTGCCGCTTGGAACGGAACACTTAATCATGTAGTGAGTCTTAATTTTGGTAGTTATGCTGGAGCAAGATATTTCTTTAACTCAGGTAGCAACATTCAAATTAGTGGTAGTAATACCAATGTTCCAGCAGACGGTAGTCAGGCAAAAAGTAACGATTGGGCAACTATATTGGCCAACATGGGTACTATTACCATGAACTATAATAGCACAAGCACAACTGGTTCAGGAAGTACTGCTGGCAGTGTTGGGTTTTATCAACTGACTACTGCACCACAGACTATATTTACAAAATCCACAGCTAGTCCTACTTACAGTCCAAACCAATATGATATATTGGCCCAGGTTGACGGCACTGGCGGTATTGTTACATTTACTATACAATTCCAAGATTTATCAGGCCAACCAAATGCACCATGGGGCACCGATGAGTATGTGGAAGGTTCGTTGAGCAGTCTAGTACAGACTTACTACGCAACTGGTGCCAACGTATCGGTAGCATTACCGATTATTACACAGTCAGGACCTTAATCCTCTAATCCGTTGACAAGATAATTACTGTAGTGTATTATATACATTACGGAGTTATCTATGGACGAACGAATTGAAAAAGCATTTGCAGTTGCCAATTACATGGCAACCTTGTCAAATCAACGCAGAATAATACTAGAAGAATATAATCAAAAATTGATATTCTATATCAACGGCGCAACATTTAAAATTGGGCCTGACCTGATCAATTTTACTAAAACTATGTTGGATCTTGAACACACAGACGATGTGGCGTTTCTTGACTCTAATAATTTTCCAGTAATAATCAATGATGTGCAACAGTTCTTTGATGACATTACTTTAATTTATTTTGAAGCTACTAACAGTTATGCGGTACGTTATGCAGAAATTAAAAATAAGCGAAAAATTTCGGATATTGTTGAACTATGACAACTGGCGCAGTAATTTTTGCACAGAATAACTCTACAGTTGATTATATCAAATTAGCAATATTTGCGGCCTCTAGAATAAAAAAATATTTAGATATTCCTGTAAGCGTAATAACAGATACAAAAGACTATCTGTTAAAATCTTTCCCCGACCACGGGTTTGATCAAATTATAGAAATTGATTTTGTTGCGTCTGTACAAGATAAAAAATTCTTTGATGGTAGCATCTCTTCAAAAATACTTCCCTGGAAGAATCATGCTCGTACAAATGTGTACGATTTAACTCCTTACGATAGAACGCTGGTAATTGATAGCGATTATATTATTAGCTCATCTGTTTTAAAATCAGCGTTAGACAACGACTACGATTTTCAAATATATAAAAACAGCTTTGATCTAGCAATTGACCGTGAACGTGATTTTGAAAGAATAAATCAATACAGTATTCCATTTTACTGGGCCACAGTTTTTGTATTCCAAAAAAACACAATCATGGAAGCATTTTTTAATCTAGTAAGTTATATTAAAACAAACTGGAGTTATTTTCGATTATTGTATAACATAGATTCTTCAACATATCGTAATGATTTTGCATTTAGTATTGCAATACATATCATGGATGGAAAGACCCATGGAGATTTTGCAATCGAACTTCCAGGGGCAATGACCTATATTACCGATGCCGATGTGTTAATTGACATAGATGAGAATAAAATGAAATTTTTAACCCAACGAAAGAATTTTCTTGGAGAATATACAGCATCAAAAACTACTGGTTTAGATGTACATGTTATTAACAAAATGAGTTTGTTGCGATATGTAAACGGAGGTTCGGGTGTCTAAAGGATTTTTAGTATTTGCACAAAACACAGATACAGTTGATTATGTGCGTCAGGCATACGCACTGGCATTAAGTATCAAGTTTAGTCAACCAGAAATTAATAATGTCAGCCTGGTTACTAATAGTATTGTGCCCGATGAATACAAATCAATATTTGATCAAATAATTCCAATTCCCTGGTTTAAAGAATTAGAAAATAGCCCATTACAAGCAGAAAATCGGTGGAAATTATATTATGCAACACCTTATGACGAAACAATCGTTTTAGACTCAGACATGTTAGTACTGGCTGATATCGGTTTATGGTGGGATTATTGCGGCAATTTTGATATCAAATTTTGCAGTAAGATTCGAAATTACAAATTAGAAGCAATTATTCAAGACACGTATCATCGTAAAACATTTATAAGTAATAATTTACCTAATCATTATTTTGCACTGCATTATTTTAAAAAGAATCAAACTAGTTTTGAATTTTATAAAGTATTGGAGTTTGTGATTAACAATTGGGAATATTGTAGGGGAACATTTGCCCCATTAGATCCACAAGAGTGGATCAGTATGGATTTAGCAGTGGCATTGGCTAGTAAAATATATGGTATTGAAGACGATGCATTGAGCCCGTTGGAGTTTGTGCATATGAAACCTGCAATTCAAGGATGGGCAACTACTCCTACAAGTTGGAGAAACTTTGTGAACTATGTTCTAAACAAGAAAGGTGAATTTGTTGTTGGCAATATTAAACAAGAAAAGCTGTTTCATTACATAGATAAAAATTTTGTAGATGATAATCTAATCAATCGGTTGGAGGAACTAGCAAATGGCACGTAAAAAATTGCCTCCTCCACCGGCACATTTAACAGACAACTACTACGCTTATTATGATCCTATTACCAACCAGTTATTATCTGTAACAAATGAAAAGATAAGTCTGTACACTGATTACTTAGAAGTTGACTTTGACACCTATGAACGATTGGTAACCGGTAAACAAAAGTTTAGCGATTACTTGTTAGGGCATATCAAAATAGAAGACAAGACTGTTTTAAAGTTAATTCCTGTAGTTGAACAAGCATATAGTTTTAAGAACACAATGCTTGAAATTATATCAGAAAACAAAATTAAAGATCCTGAGCTTGTTGTAGAATGGCATGGCGTAAACAAAGAATGGAATTTCTTGGTATCTGCAACTGCCAAGGGCAGATTAAACGTCAAGCTAGATAGTGCAAAGATTTTATTTTTTATTATTTTAGAAAGCGATTATGATTTCCTAATTAGAACTATTGTGATTGATTCTCAACAATTACTCTCACAAAACTGTGTGGGAATACCTTTTGCCAATGAGATAGAAAATCATATAGGAAAACTGTCTGTTGCTTCTAGGTTGATTTTTGAAAGCCAGACATTAAGGATAGTTAATGAAAATAATTAAAATTATAGAACAAGATGTTGTATTTCTCAGTTACAACGAACCAAATGCTGAAAAGAACTATGCAGATTTATTAGCAAAAGTTCCTTGGGCTAAACGTGTACACGGAGTTAAGGGTAGTGATGCCGCACATAAAGCCTGTGCTAAACTAAGCGAAACAGAATACTTTACCACAGTAGACGGTGATAATATTATTGATCCTAAATACCTAGAAGTGGAAATTGAAATAGATGGAACACAGTTTACAGACGAAAATGTTTTTAGTTGGGCCGGTAATGTTCATGTTAACGGATTAAAATACGGTAACGGCGGACTCAAACTTTGGACACGCAAGTTTGTTGGCGAGATGAGAACTCATGAAAACTCCAATCCTACCGATGTACAAGGAAAAGTTGAGTTTTGTTTTGACCAGAGATATTATCAATTCAATGACTGCTACAGCGAGAGCTTTACTAATGCAACGCCCGAGCAAGCATGGAGAGCAGGTTTCCGGGAAGGTGTTAAAATGTGTTTGGTACAAGGTGCCCGTGTGACAAACACCAGTGAAATTTGGTGGCAAAATTATCATAGATTGCTTATATGGTCAAGCGTAGGAGCAGATATTGAAAATGGTATATGGAGCATACTTGGTGCAAGAGAAGGTGCTTACAAGACGTTGTTAACCGATTGGGACTATGCCAATGTTAGAGATTTCGATTGGCTAAGTGAATTTTGGAATGAAACTCATGCTCAAGCAGAACCAGAAGAAATGACCAAATATATAAACTTTTTAGCACAGGAACTTAGGGATAAATCCAAATTAGAAATTGCCAATCTGGATTCAGCTGGTAGCAAGTTCTTCAAAACTGTTTACAGTCCAACGCCTAGAAGTATTCGCAAAAAATTCTAATGTACGATATAGTTTTTATCAGTTATAATGAGTTATACGCAGATGCAAATTTTGCCAAACTGAGAGAAAGTTATCCCTTAGCCAAGCGGGTGGACGGAGTCGCTGGTATACATCAAGCACATATAGCCGCCGCCAAGAAATCCATGACCAAGATGTTTTGGGTAGTAGATGCCGATGCAATCATAGTAGACTCGTTTAAATTTGATTATCATGTGCCTGATTGGGACTTGGATGTTGTTCATGTTTGGCACAGTCGTAATCCTGTTAATAACTTAACTTACGGCTACGGCGGAGTTAAACTCTTACCAAAAAAACTTACAATTGGTATGGCTACCAACACTATAGATATGACTACCAAAATCAGTAGTAAATTTAAAGTCATGGAAGAGGTGAGTAATATCACGGCCTTTAACACAGATCCGTTCAGTGCATGGCGCAGTGCATTTAGAGAATGTTGCAAATTGTCTGTGACCAATAATGAAGAGTCATTGGCTAGGTTATATGTTTGGTGCCAATTGAATGACCATGTTCAGTATAGTGCGTATGCTTATATGGGTGCAATTACCGGTAAAAGTTACGGAGAAAAAAATGCCTCCAATCCGGAGGCACTTGCCAAGATAAATGATTTTACTTGGTTAGAAGCTCAGTGGCTAGCGGAAAAATTTCAGATATCACTTTAGCACAAGCAACAGCAACTTCTTGGTGCTCTTTTTGAGTACCATTAGCACTACGCAATTCAATAAAGTGTACCCAACTACGTAGGGTACCATTCATATAAATTCTACTTTCTGTAAGGCCTTCTGGTAGTACAGCACGGGCTTGCTCTTTAGCTATGCCGTTAGCGATAGCCCATTCGTACTCACGTTTTGCGGCGTAGATGACTCGTTGTTGAGCTCTATACCATTCGTTTTGTAATAGTTGATCATCCGCCGGGACACTATTTTGTCTGTTTTTTGGATCTTGCAGTCTAGCTTCTCTTGTAACAAACGACATGTCTCGAGTAGGATCAGCATATCGTTGGGAGAACTCTTGGAAGCTGAAACTTCTATGTCTAAGGATCTGTCGGGCAATATCTCTAGTGGTTGTGATTTCAATACAGGCTGACACCATTTCAAGTGGGCTCCAGTGTTGGTGTTTGACCAAGTATCGGATGAGCTTGTCTGATGTCTCTGTGTTAAGTTGGTTGCTTGGATTGGACACACGGGCGCAATACGCAATGAGTTCCTGTGCATCTTCGATACCAAGATTTGCAAATTCCTCTGTGGGCTGGGAGTAACTGAGTAAACGAACATGCATTATTTATAACTTCTTTTTCTTTAAAAATTTCTGTGTACTACGTTCGATATCTTTTCTAACGCGATGTGTATCTAATTTAAAATCGATATTGTCAATTTTATCTTCATAGCTTTTAACCAGCTCTGACAAGTTACGTTCAAAGACGTCCCATCCTTCGCGTTTGGCTTTTTGTGTTATTTTAATTTCCCAAATCTTGCCATCTTTAAAATTGACCAATACGGTATGCAAGTACCCTAGAGGTACTACATTTAATCTTACATCACCGAATATTTCCGGCCAATTCTCTATAACATCTTTGGGAAGATTTCTTCCCGTTTTTGTCACTTGACTTTTTTGGTCGGAACCAACTCCTCGGCTTTGCGACGCATCTCGGCAGCTTGCTTACTCAACTTGTCTGCTTGACTACGGAAAAACTTTGCTTGATCTTCTGGTGTAGAGTCACCGTCCGGCTGTGCAACTTCCACAGTAGCAGTAACCATAGATGTTGTATCTACTTTGACAGCTTCGTCAATGTTTGCTACATCTTCGATACGACGTGCTTCTGTTTTTTCTTTTGTGTCAGATTTAAGTGATAAGTCATCGATAGCAACACCACGTTGTTCAGCAATGATTTGATTTAACTCGCTTAACAAAATATTAAATTGTGTGTTTGGAGTCATTTCGATATTGCTTGTTGGTGCTTTGATCAATCTACCATTACCATGTAACCAACGTAGCATGTTACTGCCATCCGGGAATTGATTGCGATCCAATGCATCTGCAAATTCATATGCATCTTGTCCGCTACCACTTTCTACCAAGTTAATAATAGCATCATGGAATATGTCAGGCATATTTTCAGTTGGAACAATTAAGCAATGATGTGCATCACCTGGCAAAGTGCGATAAGCCACGATGCATTTTTTATTTGTAGCTTTTACACGGGCCACGTGTTTGATTTCAGATGCCATGATTAAGCTCCTGTAGTGGGTGCGGTTGTCTTTTGTGCTTCTGCTTGTTTAGCAACAACGGCTAAAAATGATTCTAGTTTGTTGTATGTTTGACCAACAGCAACCATTTCATTTGGCTTAAATGCGCCGCGTGAACTAGCAATATCAATGATAACTTTCATTGCTTGCAAGTCGTTGATAGTCAACTCTTGTGACTGTTCTGCTTGGGCTTCTGGTGCCGCCTGTTTTTGTTCTTCACTCATTTAGAGTTCTCCTTAAAGTACTAATATAATTATCTACTTTGCAGGAGCGGACATGCAATTGTGAAAAAACTGAGTTCTTTCTCTGATTCAAAACCGATACGTGTATTATACACTATTGTATTGGTATTATCTAGTGCAATACCCTGCCCCACATAGTACCTACTATTTAGATTCTTCTTTATCCACAAGTCAACGGATTTGACTACAGTTGGACTATATTTGTCTAGGCTAGTATATTTGAAATGTGGACAAGCAAACTCAACCCTTCGTAGATCAAAGTAATCCAGAGGATTGGGTTTGCCATTTTTTAAAGCCATTAAGCCAGTTCCTTGACTTCTTCGTAGTATGCATACTCACCGAATGGGGGAACGATTGTGTTGTTACCGTGAATTACAAATACTGTATCACAGTAGTTTTCATCACCCCAACTACCCCAAGGGTACCCGTCTGTGAACATGATAAACTTTTTAGGTTGAATATCATTCTCTTTCATGTATTCCCAGTTGGCATCGAATTCAGTTCCGCCACCACCCATTGGTTCGTATTCATCGAACTCATCAATGTTGTATCCGTCGAAGTCTGCTTCGTTGTACACCTTGGTATCAAAGCACCAAACTTTAATCTTAAAGTCTTTGTACTCTTGCATAATACCTTTGATCTCTGTCAAGAAGTCTTTTGCTTGTTCGTCACCAATACTGCCTGACATGTCAATTGCCACACAGATATCAATTGTTTCTTCAAATTGTGTACCGGGAAGAATTGCGCTCATGTGCCAGCCCTTGCGGTTAGGACGCATGAACGAATAGTCATTTTTGATAGTGCTTTGAATTTGCTGGCGCAAAATTTCACGCCAGTTCATTTTAGGTTCTGTGAATTCTTTGATCAGACGTTGTACACTAGCCGGGGTGTTACCAGCACCTGCGGCCTGGGCGGCTTGCATAGTGGCTTCTCGGATCTCGTCACGGATTTGTTTTAATTCGTCTTTAGTATATTTTGGCTTGCCATCTTTTCCATCTTCGCCCCAATCAATATGGTCGTCCAGCAACTGTCCAAGTTGGTTGAGTTCTTCTTCGTCCATTTCGTCAAAGATTTTGTCGTACACTTCTTCTGCACCCATGCCGTAGTATTTGGCATCGTGGAAGATTTTGATACCTTCGATATTGTGATCGCCGATGCGATCACGCACCAATTGTCCGTTTACACAATAGTCTGCGGCAATGTTAAAGATTTTAGGGTCTCGAAAATCTCTACGTCCCATGTGATCAAATACATTGTGTAGGATTTCGTGTGCAATAACAAACTCAACTTGTTTAACACTAAGCGGTTCAAAAAATTTACGATTGAAATATATTGTGCGGCCGTCTGTAGCGGCAGTGCCCATCCATTCGGAGCCTTCTTCAATCTTCAAACGTGTGGCCATGTTACCAAAAAACGGATGGCGAAGTAGCAGGCCTACTCGTGCTACGATAATTTTATCAATGATTGGATCTACGTGTGACATATCTGCTCCTGATGTTTGCTATATGTATATATTATAACACCACCCGAAGGTGGTGTCAAATGGTGCTAAACCAAATTATTTTTCGGTAGCTTGGGCAATAAAGCGACCGTATTTGGCGTGGAACGCATCAAAGCATTTGATTTCGTCCGGATCCAATGGCAACTTGTAAGTGCTCAATGCCAATTTAGTACCCATGATAACCAATTCAGTTTCAAAGTTATTCATCATGAATTCGAAGAAGCAGTTAACTTGCCCATTCCAATCTTTGGCTTTCTTTTCGCAAGAATCTTTCAATTCGTAGCACAGAGACACAGTCAAGGAGTACATGGCCGAGATTTCTTTAGAATCCATTTTTTTAACTTTACCAGTCAAAATGTCTGTAGGATTAGGCATCTTGCTGGAAATCTTGCGATGAGCCATAAAGCTGATTGCCAAACCTTCGCCCACAGAACCCGATATCAAGTCTGTAAGTGTATCCACATCCACATCGTCGTCTGTGAGCAATTCGCTCACAAATGACCAAGAGCGTGGAGTAGCAAATGCACGTGAGCTAGACTTTGGATCAAAATCGTACAAGCTCTTTTTAGAAAAACTCAAAAAGCCCACAACATCTTGGTGAACTTTGTTCTCAACAGCCCACTCAAAATAGTCATCCCAGTTGACTTGCATTTCCAAGTGAACAAAACGGTTAGCCAACGGAGCAGGCATACGGAATGTAACACCCTTGTCAGTTTCACGGTTACCAGCCGCTACCAGCACAACATTGTCTGGCAAGTGGTAAGTACCCACACGACGATTCAAAATTAGCTGATAAGCCGCCGCTTGCACACTGGGTGCGGCACTGTTCATTTCATCCAAGAATAGGATAATTTGCTTATGCTGGCTTGCCAATTCTGCATTTGGCAATTCGCTAGGAGGAGCCCAACGCATGGTATTATCGTTGGAATCAAAATATGGAATACCTTTAATGTCGGTAGGTTCCCAAAGACTCAAACGAACGTCGATCACATGAGCATCGAGCTCAGCGCCAAGTTGTTTGATAATATCGGATTTACCAATTCCGGGAGGACCCCACAGGAAAATTGGACGTTTATTTTTAAAAGCCTTGCGCAAAGACTTTTTAGCACCGCTAGGGCCCACTGTACGGCTACTAATTTCTGGCATGTTATTTCCTATCTTAGTTTAAAAAATACGTTGTTGAATTAACTCTGTATGTATGTATTATATAGGA